GGTGACTGGGGCTGAGGGCAGAGTGACCGACGTCGTGTAGATGCCCGTCTTCACCTGAGACCCAGAGAACACTGCTGAGAACACTCCACCTGAGACGGGAGTCTCAAGTCGGACTGCAACGCAGTTGCTTCCCGTCAGAGGTGCGCCACTGTAGAAGTTGGTTGCCACGCCGCCGACGTAGTTGTAGGCGCTTATGCTACAGGATACGTCGAAGTACATGTTCTGGGAGTCATCGACGACAGAGTCATCGTATCCAAATTCGAGAGAGGGCCTCTTGCGTTCGTCGTAGACCGTTCGACTTCCGAATCGTTTGACGAAGTAGGTTTGGGTGTCAGTCTCGTGACTGCTCGACAGAGCAACACGAAAGCCAGCATCTGGGATTGCGCCAGCGAGAGCAGAGGACACCATCGTCGTGACGTCCACTGAGAGATCCTCGTCACCCACCCTGAAGTACTGCGATGAACTGAGCGATCCGATGAAGTCTGATGTCGGGTTGCCGCAGCCTGGTGTCGCCCAAAGAACTCCGCGAGATGACGACAGCCAGCATGCGGCATCTCCGTTTGAGAAGTAGACGACGTCCTTGCCGTAGCCTTCGTAGAAGGACGTAGACAGCGGATTGACCGTGACAGTGAACTCTGTGGGAGTCGTCTGACCACCGTAGACGTCTCTCATGCGCAGTTTGCACCAGAAGCTGGGACTTCCGACGTCCACCTGGCCTGCAGCGATCAGGCTTCTCAGCTGAGAGAGATCGAAGTGGATTAGAGCTCTCGACAGCTCGGTGTTGGGAGTGGAGCCGCTCGTGGTCATGCCGTACAGCTTGAAGAGGTCAAGCGTTGCAGCAGCGCCCACGTTGGCAGACGTCTTTCGAGTGCCCTTGATCACCTTATCAGTGATGTAGGCGTCCTTGTCAGCAGGGAGGGATCTAAACATTTCGTTGACCTGCGTATGATAGAGCGGCTGAAAGCCACTCGTCACCCTTCTTTTCGATGTGTCCGAGCGCGATGTTGCACTTTGAGCATAGAAGACCACGTACTTCACCTGTCTTGTGATTGTGATCAACGACAGCAGATGAAGACTTGTTTGGATGTGGCTGGATGTCTGCGAATTTGATCTTGCAAATTGCGCAGGCATCGCACTGCTTTTCTAGGATCTTGTCAAACTCTGGTTTCGCCAACGAGTAGTGATTGATTCGAAGGTGATCAGTCAAGGTTGGTGCACAAATTTTGCAGTAGGCGTCATTGTAGGTGCTTCCAATGAATGGCTTTTGGCAACTTCGGCACACACATGCACGTTCTCGCTTTACCAGCTTGAGAGTCTCAGAATGGGTCCGTTGAAGACCGACGGACTTCATGAAATTCGACACTTTGAAACCGCTGATGCATTCTGTCTGTGCAAGTGACGAACGAATCGTCTTTGCAATCTTGGAAGCACTCAATCCCTCATCAAATAGCTGCTTGATTCTCTCAGCATATTTGCTGACGTCGACGTGCTTAGGGCGCGTCTTGTGCGTGTATTTTCTCATGTCGTAACTATACATTTGAAATGCATCTTCCGACCAAGTTCACATCTGGGTATTTCACTTCGAAGATGCCGCCAGTGGGCGGGTAGATGATCTGGTTCTTGGTGTTGAGGAAGACGTCGAACACCATGGGCGAGTACTCTCTGTTCTTGATCGTGCCCCGGAGGTTGTTGAACTTGATGGAGTCCACAGCGATGACGCCCGGCTGCGAGAAGATGGTAGAGACCACGTCAGAGATGACGATGGGTTGGTTGATGTTGAACTTCTTGACGTCGAACTGCGCCTTGAGGTCCTTGATGATGTTCTGCAGGAGGATCGTTTTGTTGAGAGACGGGTCTGCGACGATCTGGAAGAAGAGCTCGAGGTCGATGACTGCCGCGTCCAGAACGTCCACTGCGTCCGAGATCATTCGATAGGAGCTCAGGTACCTCTTCAGGTTGATCTTGAGCGCGTCTGGGGATGGGATGAGCTGCCCGTCGGAGTTTCTCGACACGATGAAGAGCTGAGACGCCAGCGGGTTGTTGGGGTTCTTGGAGACAGCTGCTCGGAACACTCGACCGAAGTTACTGGGCATGGAGTACACGCGTGCTAGCATGTCCTCCTTCGTGACGATTCGCTCCTGGGAGTTCTTGACAGCGGGGACGAGGGCCAGCATCTCGTCGGCGGTCATCGGGTCCTCGCCGCCGGCGGCACGGTCAGCGTTCGAGGTCTCTAGGCTGTTCTTCACCTGCTGCTGGCTGGCTGCCGAGGGGTTCTCGGGGAACTCTGCAGTGATGGACACGACGTTTCGAATGTTGTTGGGCTCAACATTGTGGGAGAGGCCACCGCCGTAGCGGTAGGTCACCGTCAGCGTGGTGTTCGCGGATGCCACACCGAGAGTGGCGGTCTGCAGGAGCTTCTGAGGGTTGATGGGAATTCTAGAGAACGTTCGGGAGTACGGGAACGAGATCGCGAACTCCGACGGATCAGGGATCACATCGTCCTCGAGGCTGTCTGCAGTGCCTCCACCGAACACAAGGGTCGTCGACCGGTCACTCAGCGAGACATTTCTCATGAAGCGGTATGGCGCAGGAATGACCTTCAGCGAGTCCTTGACGAGAGAGTTGTCAGCTGCCGTGTTAAGGACGTTCTTGTACACAACATCGTGCGTCAGGTTGTCGACCTCATAGTAGGTGTTTCCCAGGCCATCGACCACGCTAATGACCTGGGTGATGTTTGGCTGGGCTAGGACCAAACTACGGAAAGCCACGAACTCACCAATGTCAAAGGTCTCCGTCGTCTGCTTTCCAGACGCCAGAAGGCCCGACTTCTTCAGGATCTTCGTGATGATCGTTCCCAATGACCGTCGGCCGTTGGTGACAGTGACATCTAGCGGAACCGTCACGTCTCCGGTGTCAGGATCGATCTGCCAGAACTGCACGTCCTCGAGCATCACGAACTCTGTGCCGTTGTCTGCTCGAAGAATGCCGCCAGCCTTGAGCGTGGGAAGGAGAGTCGGGTCGGGAGTCAGCTTTCCGTCATTGAGGACAGGGACCTCGACGTAGAAGTCCTCTGTGGCGACAGAGGGTGAGGAGCCCTCGATCTTGATGCCGGCATTTCGGATGGTGCGCTCGACATTCTGTGTCTCCACCACAGTGTCGCTGAACAGCTCGTTGTACTGGTGGTCAAGGTAGAACGACATGTTGTCGCCCACGTAAGCTGCCATGTCCAGCAGCACTCCGCCCATCGACGACTCAGAGAAGTCCGCGATTCTGTCCGGATAGTAGCGACGGGCGTAGTCCAGAATGACCTGACGAAAGCCGTCGAAGTCTCTCGCGAGGTAGTTGCGCTGCCGGACGTTCTTGAGCGCGGTGCTGTTGTTCGATAGAGCCATCTGGGACCTTCAACCTCGGTGCATAAGTAGAGGAACCATCAGATCGCGTACAAGACTATCTGCAGGCTCTTTCCAGTGACGTTCAGCGCGGGGATGTTATACGTGATGTTGATCTTGATGACCGCGGTGTTCTTGTTCTCGTTCCTGTCGATGACAGATCCGAACCCCTCGAGATCGATGAAAGGCATCCACGTGCCGACGGCGTCCTTGATTCTCTGGATGGCCTCACTGTCAAAGTTCTCGTCGGAGGACAGCTCTGTCGTTAGGGGCTTCAGGTTCGCTCCGAACTTGTACAGTCCCACCCTCTCGCCCCAGTTGGTCTGCAGCAGGTTCCTGAGGTTGTCAGCGAACTGGTCCTCGAGGCTGTAGTTCATGGCAAGAATGCCCTCAGTCGTCCCAAGGGCGAGCGGCGTCTTGATGCCGTACGGCGTCTTGGTCTTCAGGACCTTCTCTAGGTCGATCTGCTCCTGAGTCTTGCCGACGCTCTTGAAACTGAATGTGGCCATGTTCGACTTCTAACTATGAGACTCACGGACCGGGCGGAACGTTTTCGTTTGGGTCGTAATAGTCCCAGTTGCCGCCCAAGGGAGCGTTCGTCGGCACGTGCCAAATCTTGACGATACCGTCGCCGCCCTTGAGGTAGAAGTCGTTCAGCGTGATCTCTACGTCTGTGGATGGGTCTGTCCTGAACAACTCTGCCTCGAAGACCCTCAGACGCTTGAGATATGGACTGACCTCTGTGAGACCCTGCTTGACAGCCCACTGGTTGCTGCCGATCAGATCCGCTGCCTCCACGAATTGCTTGTTATTGAGGAAGTCCTTCAGCTTGCCGTGCGTGATCGGGCTCTCTCCCGTGTTCCACAGGAGGTCCATGATCGCATCGTACTGGTTCTGGTTGAGGTCTACTGTGATGTGCTTGTTGATCTGGGCCGCGAAGTACGTGACGTTGGCCTCGAACAAAGCGTCGATCTGAGCGATCGTGAGGGGTGGGTCTGTGGGCTTGGGCCACTTTCCGAGCGTGTCCTTGGTGATCTGGGCGATGGCGTGTCCGATGCCGATGGTGGCGATGGGCTTGCCAGCGGAGTCCAAGTAGACCTTCGCCTTTCTGCCCTCGTGCATCATCATGAAGTGCTTGATGAAGTTGGACGAGGTCTTGACAGACACCGCAGGAGGCGGAGCAGGAGGAGCATCGGGAATGGGATCCTTTGTGCCAATAAAGATTCCGGGTTGAGCAGCCATGCCTTGCGGCGATGTTCCCACAGTCTCTCCAATGGCAGTCGAGCCGATCATGGCAGTCGTCCAGCGGGCCATGACGTTGGTGAATGCCAGCTGTAGCAGGTTGCTGCCTGGAGGTCCCTTGGAAGTCGGCTCGAACAGCTTGTGGACGGCAGTGCACAGATCTCCCAGAACTCCTGGGATGTCTCCCTTTGCGAACTTCAGAAGTAGACCCGGATCCGCAAACTTCACGATGACTGACGGGAACAGAAGGGGCAATCCCTTGTACACGTTGATGGCAGCCATCTGCTTGTCAAAGTCGACTGTCACGCCAGGAACTGGCATGTCTGGGGGAATTGGGAATTCGGGCTTGGGAGGAACAGGAATGAGTCCCGCTAGCTTCTTGGAGAAGTCCGCGATGTCCGTGGGAGTCTTGAAGCCGAACTTGGCTGCCAGGACAGGCAGAGCGGGAGACATGAACTGGGCGAACTCGCCCTTGGGGAAGCTGATGGTGCCGTTGATGGGAATCTTGAGCTTGGCGGCCAAAGCCAGCGGGTCGCAGATCGGAAGGATCGCGAAGTTGCCGGGCAGGTTGAGAGACTGGGCAATCTTCTCGTACGTGTCGAAGGCAGTCTTGTGGAAGTCGGGGAACTTCTTCTCGTCCTCAAGCGGCAGGTCCTTGGCGTTCGGATAAGGACCAAACTTAGCCCCGCATGGAAACAGGGCTCCCATGGATCCAAGCTCCAGCTCCTTCTTGACGTCCTGAATGAACTTGTACTTGGACTCAGGCGTGATCTTCCCAGCCTCGTCGATGAAGCCGGCGTCGACGAGAGTTCCGGGACCTGTCGCCATGACTAGAGTTTTCCTCTTGCACGAGCACGTTCTATTGCTCGAGCAACGTATCGTTCATCTTTGCCTACTTGAATGGCGATGTCTTTGCAGCCCATGCCCGTCGAGGCTAGTGCAACGATAGCCTGATGTCTTTGATCGACGAGCAGTTTTTGTGATTCTGACATTGCAGACTTCGTCGCATCAGAGCACTTTCGACCTCGCATTTTGCTTCGAGTTTCTTCGCTGAGTTTTCTTCCGCATTGCGGATCCATTCCAGGCGGAATGTCTTTGTTCCACGCGGTTCTTCCCTTGAGGGAATTGCTCAAATTGGTCCGATGCTCTTCTGACATGGGACCTTTGGCTCGACCCCTAAGAGCGTCACCAATTTTTGTCTTCGTTGCTTCATCGTGATGACCGCCGCGAAGCCAACATGGTCGACCTCGATTGGCTTCTGAAATTCGAATCTTGTGTTCATCGCTAATGTGCCTCGCAGAAAGATCTGGTCGGGTAAACCCTCGGCGTCCACCCTCAGTCAAATTGTAACCACGGGCATTGTTGAAAGATTCGAAGAATGTGACCCAAAATCTCTCCTTGTCGTCTGCTTCTTGGTCAGAGCAAGTTTCAAGGAGCGCGATTGAAAAAGAGTCAGCACCGTACTTTCGAATTGCTGCATACAGTGGGCGCTTATCACCATCATATGCAGTAGAAAGATGCTCCTTCCAGCGCGACTCGAAGTCTATGCTCTGACCGACGTAGACTTTGTTGTTGATGTGGTTTCTGACAACGTAGATTTGCTTATCGGCTAGCATAGTCTAAGTATGTTGGAGATCATTTTATTTTGACTTTCGACGCCCACTTACCTTGTCCAGGGGCGAGAGCGCCCTTGGTGCTCGTCGGGCCTGCGGGAGCTGATCCGCCGAACTGGCCGCCCATGGTCGTAGTGATGGGGGTCGGGTCGGAAACGATGCCGTTCGCTGCCTTGATGGGAAGGTCGCTGCACAGGATTCCCTTGTCAGCGTCATCGCCTCCCAGCAGGACGTAGCCTGTGGCAGAGGGTCTGAACACGATGTCGCCGTTTGCCTTGATGACGATCGCCGCATAGTCGTCGGTGCTAGTTCTCTCGTTCTTGATGTTGGCGCCGTCCACGGCCTTCGCCTTGTCGAAGTTCGTGACGATGATCTCCACGTCAGAGCGCGCGATGAGCCGAATCTTGTCGGTCTTGATGACAATGGCTGCGTCGCCATCAGAGGAGTCCTGGATAGTGTTGTTGCCCGTGCCAGAGCTGAACTCTGCGCTCAGGGTGTCGATTCCGAAGTTCTTGTCGACCTTGGTGCGCTGGGAAATCAAGATGCGGCTGCGGTCATTCTTGAAGTCGGGATCTCCCTCTCCGCCCGCCAGATCGTCCTTGGCCTTGCTGATCTCCTTCTTGACCTCGCTGCCCTTGGTCTTGCCCTTCGCAGTGAAGATTCCCGTGGTGGAAGTCGGCTTGCCACCCGTCTTGGCGGTCTGTCCTCTTCCCACGACTGCGTCGATGGTGCCAGCGCTTCCGTGGAGGTCGTCTAGCGTGGGCTCTGGGATCTTGTTGCTGTTGGCGTCGGTCTTGTAGTTGGCGACTGGACCTGATCGGTCTGTTCCCAGGACAATGAGACTGTTGTTAGTGCCCTCTAGGACGACGTCTCCCGGTCTCTTTCGGAACCTGGGCACCGACTCGTACTGTGTGATCTTGGCGGCATCTGTCTCGGTCACGAGCTTTTCAAATGCGTCCTCGGCGCCGACAGATCCTGAGGATCCTAGCGGGCCGTACGCGTAGAACTCCGAGGCAACCGTGGTCCGATCCTTTCCGAGGAAGCTGACGGGACCGTTACGCATCTCATTCCACACGTCTGGCGATCCAGCAGAGTCATGGATGTCCTTTGCGCCCGGAGACAGCGTGGGCTCATGGACCCTGGGAGCGTGAGTGTGGTTGACGTCGTCGACATTGTGGGGCTCTGTGATCTTGCAGAACCAGTATGCCATGTCGGTCTCATCGCTGTTCGGATTCTCGAACATCGCCCAGATGAACTCGCCTGCCTTGCTCGGCATAGCAAGATGGGATGGAAAGAACGGGAACAGAAACATGGGAGGCGAGTCGCTCTTGATGGGCTGAGCGATCACCGTGTTCCGTGGCAGGATCTTCGCATACCTGATGTTGGAGACCTTCAGGGTCGCGGCCCAGAATGCTACCTTGGCGTCGTCTAGAGCGACGTTCGGATCGGACACCACTTCCAGAATGACCATACGGACGAACGTCGAGGGAGGAACGAAGGTCTGGATGGTTGATGAGTCCAGCTTTCCTTCCGCGAACTGCGCAGCGTTCTGGGCGTTCTCGTAGGACCTGTTCTTCATCTCACTTCTCGCTCAGCTTCTTGTACATCTCCTCGGCGTCGATCTCCGTGCCGACACCCTCAGACTTGGCCACGAGCTCTGCGAGCCTGATGATCTGGTCGTTCGCTCGGCTCATGCGCTCGATGTACGTGGCTAGCGACTTGCCGTGGATGGCGTGCTCTGTGCTCTTGTCACCAGTAATCGTGAGAAGCTGGGTGAACAGAAGGTACGCGTTCTGCCGGTCCGTGACCGCGTTCTCGTAGATCTCTCTCCACAGCTTCTTCTTCTTGTCAGAGACGTTGTCGATCTGCTCGAGGAGGTCTGTGAAGTCCCGAACCTTGTCTTCGATGGTGAACTCATTGGCCATGATGCAAGTATCAGCCCTTTCGAGACTCGAGAATGGATTTCTTGTAGTATTTCTTGATCGCGTGCATCGTGGTCGTGAGCTGCTTTGGGCTCAGACCGCTTAGCTCCCTCATGTACAGGAGGATAGCGCCCTTGTTGAGGAGGTCGATCTCGTCGATGTTCTCGAAGATGGTGATGATGGAGTTGATGCAGACCAGCTCATTCTCCGTCTTGGCCTTGGTCCTGATCTCGTACAGCATCTCGAGAGTGGTCTCCATGGACTTGGTCTCGTCGAGCATGTCGTCCTGGGACGGAAGAAGGTTGTACTCCTCGATCAGGACGTGCTCGTGCATCGTCAGGCTGCCGGGATCATCGAGAGACACGTTTCGCTTGATCTTCTGGGCCTTCTGCTTGGTCTTGATCAGGAGCCAGTGCTTGGCGACGATGTTGAAGTACGCGAAGGCTCGAGTGCCTCTGTTCTCGTCAAACTTCGGGATTGTCTCGAACAGAAAGTTGACACAGTCATTCTTCAGGTCGTCGTACGTGTCGTACAGTGACGTGAACTTGTAGATGTTGATGAGGTTCTCGACCAGCTTCTCAAAGGCTGGCAGGATCCTCTTGACGTACAGGACCTCACGCTTCTTCCGGTCCACTTCCTTCTGAAAGGACACAATCGCGTCCTGTGTGGACGCGTCGAAGTAGTACTTGTTGCCCCTAGCAGAGATCTCGGTGGCGGGATCTACCTTCAAGGGACCGGGAAACTCCGTCGAGCCTGTGATCGATGCTGACACCGCAAGGATGACACTGGTCACCATGTCTGACGTGCCGGACTTCTTTGACTTTGTTCTGGGCTTCATTCTTCCTCGTCATCATGGTCATCAGCAGTATTTTCCATCGAATTGTACAGCTTAGCGGCGACTGCTCGCACTGCGTCCTTGGCTACTGCCATGTCCCTGACCAGTTCTTTGACGATGGGCTCATCAGAGAATAGCTCAGTTCTGGATGCTCGATCGATCTTCTGGTACTGCTCATCGAGCACGTCTAGTGACTCCTCGACCTGAGAGGCCACCACGTCAAGCAGGTCGAGAAGTGCCATGTTTCGCTTCAAGCTCTTGAACAGAGCCCAGAGCAGGAGCATGATCACGATCACAAGAAGGATGGCAACGAAGATCATAGGGTGTGCCCGAGGGCCTCGTCATACAATTGCTGGATCTTGTCCTGGGAGTAGAGGGGCAGCACTTTTTCTCGGAGCTGCTTTGCCCACTGAGTCGGGACTGTGCTTGCCTCTCGGAACTTGGCAATCTTCTTCTTGAAGTCGAGCTCATTCGGATGGGCCCACTTCGATCCGGGAACGAAGATGTTGCCGTCGACTCTCGAGGCGTGGACGTCGTCCACTCGATACCCGATGTCGATGAAGCGACCGTGGCTCATGAAGTCCATGTGCCCCGACCATCCCGTGGCGATCACTGGAAGGCCACTTGCTGCTGCCTCCAGAATGGGAAGGCCGTAGCCCTCGCCGCGCGTGAGGGTGAGAAGGGCCTTGATCTGCGGGTGGACGTACAGCGACGCCATCTCCGCATCATCCAGGTCGCCGTGGATCAGGTGGACCTTGGGAAACACGCCCGGGCGGGCTTCTCTGAGGATTCCAGCGAGAGTCTGTCGGACGATCATGCGATCGATGGGAGTGGCCCGTCCCATGTTGGTCTTGACGACCAGGCCCACCTTCTTGTCGCCAGAAAATGTCTCACAAAACCACTTGATGGTATAGAAGATGTTTTTCCGGTCATTCTCTGGGTTGTTGCCAGTGAGCTGCCCGACGATCAGGAAGTTGAACGGCGTGGAGAACTCCAGGTCGGTCACTCGGGTGTGCTTCGGATCCACGACCGAGGGGTTGTAGGACTCCGGCACTACGGACAGCGGGACGGACACGGTGCCCGTCTTTCGAAGAGTCGCCTCAGAGTGCTTCGACGGCACGATCACGTGCGTCATCTTGTTGCACGCCTGCACCCACATGGGATGGCAGACGTCGGTCTCTACCACAGCAGAGATTCCGACGTTCGTCTCTGAGAACGACGTGTCCCACTCGTTCGGTAGCTGGAGCTGGTAGGTGGCGTCATACCTCCCAGAGGGCTCCACTGTCCTGTCCATGAGCCAGCCGATCAGGCCGTCCTGGGCATTTCGGTCAACGTGCCAGGGCGTGTCACCCCACGGCAGGGCCTGGACTTTGACATCCACGTCCTTGGACTTCAGCCACAGGGCGATCTGTCGGGCGTGCACTCCGTAGCCGCTCTGCGTGAGGACGGGTCCCCTGAGGAGGACCGTCTTCTTCTTGGTGTCTTTGTCGAAGTCGAAGTCGATCATAGCTCCTCCTTGGACCAGGAGCCGCCCTGTCTGGCATCCCACTTGGTCAGCGTGTCTGTCAGGGTCTCGTCCCACTGCTTGACGATGGCGTCCATGTTGTAGTGCTGGCGGGCATACTTCATCGCCTTCTGGCCCAGCTCGGACCGCTTCTCGTGGCCCATCTCGTATGTGTCCATGAACGCCTTGGCGACAGTCTCATGCGACACGAAGTCCTCGTAGATGTACGGAACGAGCTGGTTGCCCACCATACACCTGACCTCAGGCTCCAGAGCGATGCCGTGGTGCTCGCCCGTCTCGAAGTTCTCCACCTGGCGCGTCAGGCCGCCGGTCTTCAGAGCGATGACGGGCTTTCCGCACATCATGGATTCGAGAACTGACAGGCCGAATCCTTCGTTGCACGACCGGTTGATGGTGACATCGACCGCGTTGTAGAGGACCTTCATCTCGTTGAAGCCGACGCGGTCCTTGGAGAAGACCACGTTGTCCTTGATGCCCATCATCTCGATGACGGCGTAGAGGTTGGATCCCTCTGGGTCGAGCGGGTCCGCGTGCAGGAGGAGGGTCGCCTTGGAGTGGCCGTGCTTCGCCTTCAGTTGTTCGAGGAACATCTTCCAGGACAGCAGGATGTCCGAAGTCATCTTTCGGCGAGCATTGCGGGAGACGTAGAGAGCTGTGAAGTGGTCGAGCCGACCCGGGCCGAGGAGCTGTCCCTTGAACTGCTTGGCCTCCTCGGGAGTCATGGGAGAGTAGAGGTCTCTCGGCACGGCGTGGGGGATGTAGTTCGTCTTCTCGGGGAAGCGCTCGTGCACCATCTCGTAGGTCGGATAGTTGATGCAGTTGATCAGGTCAGTCGACTCGTAGAGGGGTCGATTGAACTCCGGCCAGGGCGGGTTGTCCCAGAGGTGCCAGTAGGTGATGGGGCAGATCTGGTGGATCTCGTCCGCCATCTCCCATAGCCAGATGAAGAACCTCGGATCCGTGAAGAGCATGATGGCGTCAGGCCGAACCTGAGCCAGCGTCTTTCTCAGGAGGTTCTTGTCGCCGAAGCCGTTCGTCGGCTTGATGACGAAGTCGTCATTGACCACCACGTTGTCGTAGTTGTCATGTTTGATAGCGCCGCCAAAGCAGCGGAACGAGTACTTGCCCGTGTTGATTAGCCCGTGGATCAACCAGCGAGCTTGTGTGCCAACGCCGCTGGTTGATAGAGGATGATCCGACAACATCAAAATCGTTTTCTTATCCGCCACTTAAGCACCTCTTGTTGACGTCGTCAATCAACGTCTGTAGTGTACCCGACATGTTCGCTCGGTAGTCGTTCTCCCACACTAC